GACTCGGCGGGTGTCCCTGCTTCCGGGGCCGCTGGGGTTGAGGGATTCTCTGGCGTGTCCTCGCTGGGAGGGGCCGCTTCCTCGGGCATTGGTACTGCTCCTGTCTGTATGGCGGGGGCGCTGGGCCGTGTCCGCGTGGATGAACCGGGTCCGCTGGGCGGGGTGTCCGGCGTGCGAAGTCTTTAGGCGGGTGCGTCCTGCGCGCCGGGCTGGGTAGCGCCGGGCTGGTCGGGCGTCTCCGCGCTCGGGGGCCGCGCCGCGTTGGCGGTTCCGAGGTCTGAGGCCATCTGCTGCTGCATGGCTGCCTCTCGCGCAGCGTTGCGGGCCTCGATGTTCAGGATCTCCTCGTAGTAGAGGAGTTCCGCCTCCTTTTGCTCGGGGCTGAACAGGTCCCACTCCGAGGTCTTCATGTGGTCCTCGAAGACGGTCTTGTGGATGCTCACGCGATCGAAGGGGCGCGGCATCCAGCCGGGGACGGTCGGGGGCTGGCCCGTCGCGGGGTCGATCATCGGCATCCCGGTCACCGGGTCGCGCTGCACCTCGTCGCCGACGCGGGGGCGGTCGGGCTGGTTGAACAGCACCTCGGGTCCCTCGCGGATCTTCTGGATGATCTCCGAGGCGCGTCCAACGTCCTGCTCGTAGGAGAGGATCAGGGCCTCCGCGGTGCCGCCGTTGATCGCCGCCATCGCTGCCTCGGGGCTGATCCAGCCGCGGTCTGCGAAGTTGAGGATCTTCTGTTCGATGTTGGCCCGCGAGCGGGGCTCGAGCGAGCCGGGGAACACCGACACGTCGGCCTGTCCGCGAAGCTGGGCGCCCTTGAAGCCCGTGATGCGCTCGGCGGCGTAGAGGCCGCGGATCTTGAGCAGGCGGGGCTCGGTGTAGTGCTTCTGTACGAGGTACAGGCAGTGACGCATCAGGCGGGAGTGAAACTCCGCGACGTTGGCGATGAACGAGGCGCGGCGGTTCTGGTCCTTCTCGATCAGGGCCTGAATGCCCCGGCCCGACTCAACCTGTGAGGGAATGTCGTTCTGGGCGGCGATCCGGGCCATGTCCTCGACCGCCTCGGCCTTGATGTTGTTGAGCGCCGCCGGCATGTCGGGGACCGGGCGCCAGGTCACTTCGCCGCTGCCTACGGCGTGGTAGACGGCCCCCGGCTCGTCGGTGAGGCGCTGCTTGAACTCCCCGTTGCGGATGATGACCTGGGGGTTCATCGCCAGGTTCTTCCACTCCAGCATCTTGTTGATGCAGTCGTTGATCGTCCGCTGGGGGTCGATCAGGTGCCGTCCCAGGCCCATGTCGCGGTCGGAGTCGGGGTCGGTGAAGTACGAAAGCTTGTGCAACACCGGCTCGTCCACGGCGTTGCCGTCTGAGTCGGTGCAGGGGTAGGGGCGCTCGGGGACGATGACCTTCTTGTTGGCGAGGGTCAGCCAGCGGCCCTGCGGGTTCTTGGCCGAGGGGCGCTCCAGGTACTCGGTGACGAGGACGAGCTTGGTGTGCTGGGTGTAGCGGTTGTGCTCGATCCCGTCTACGTCGTGGGCGGCGTCGGGGGTGAGAACGCCTCCCTGGTAGCCCTCCATCGCGTACACGTCCTCGACCGAGCGCGCCTGCTCGACGGCGTGCCAGCGCGACTCATCGAACTTGAGGCCCGGCTCCCAATAGACCTCGTTGGGGCCGAAGACGCGGATGCCGACCTCGCCCTCTCCGATCGAGCCCTCGGCGTCCAGGTGAAAGGGGCCGATCGAGGAGTCCCAGAAGGGCCAGGCAAAGCCCTCGTCCGCGACCACGGCGTAGGTGACGACCCGCTCGGAAACGGAACGGAGGTTCCACTTGTCATAGCCGTAGCGGGCGACCTTCTCGCCGAGGCGGGCGGCGGAGATGTCCTCGGGGTCCGACGTGGACGGGTTGACCTCGTATGAGGGGATGCGCTGGGTGGCGGCGGAGACCTCATGGGCCACCACGTCCAGGAACAGGTTGCGGACCTGCCGCACGCGCCAGCGGGGCTTGCCCTGCCCGTTGTTGAGCGTGATCGTGTTCTGGTTGACGAGGATTCCGTCCTCGCCCTTGAAGACGTACTGGTTGCCGCGCCAGAACTTGAGCGGGAGGTTTCGCTCCGACGCCCCGTCGCGCATCCGCCCACGGCCGCGGGCCATGCGCTCCTCTACGTTGGGCGGTGGCTTGGTCTTGTCAGGCTCGGGGAGTGCCTTCTCCAGACGTTCAGCGATTGCCATCAGGCTCGCCGTTGTTGCCGTTCAGGGCGTCCCAGACCTCGGCGTCGTCATCGAAGCCGGCGTACTGCTTGACCTCCGACGGCTCGAAGTTCTCATAGACCGCCGTGTCGGGGCGCTGGATGCGGTTGAGGAGCTGGGCGCGCTCGGTGGCCCACTCGCTGCGCTCGGCCTTGAGGTCTGCGAGCAGGCTGGCGCGCTCGTCGTCGTGGCGCTGGCGGGCCTTGTCGCGCTCGGCGGTCCACTCGTCCTGAATCGCCACGATCAGGGCCTGGGCCTTGTCATAGCGGCGGTCTGCCCGCCAGAGCATGTAGACCAGGACAGCCGTCGGGATGAGTAGCGCCGCGAGTTCCATCAGACCCCGTAGATGAAGGAGACGTTCTCGTCGCTGTTCGCGGCGTCCACCCAGATGAGGGAGGCGTCGTTCACCTTGAGCGTCAGCGGGGCTGCGGTAGCGGCCAGGACGACGCCCGTGGTCGAGGACACGTCGGCGTCCCCGATGTAAACGTTGCCCGCGTTGCCGGGATCGGGGGTGATGACAACCCAGGAGCAGGGCGTGGGGTTCGTCGCCAACTGAACCTGTGTGCCTGCCGTGGCGACGTTCTTGATGCCGGAGACGATCCGGCCGACGGGATTCTCTACATGGGCCATTAGGCAACCGCTCCCTCGAGCTCGCGCTCTGCGTCCTTGAGCGTGGTGTAGGCGTCCACCAGGGCTTCGAGCTCGCGCACGCGCTCGTCCTGCTTGGCGACGCGCTCTTGCAGGCGCTCGAACTCCTCCTTCGGGACCATGCCGACCACGCGGCCCATGTCCACGACCTTCTGGACGTGGATGTAGGCGTAGGGGTCGGCCCCGTCGAGGTCGCGTGCGTTGAGGTAGCAGCCGGTGTCGAGGAACGGCCCGTCGGAGTCGCGTGTGAAGATGCAGACTCCGGGGAAGTTCAGGACCTCCTCACCCTTCTTGACGATCCTCACTTCTTCTTTCCCTTCTTCGGCACGGGAACCTCGTCCGTCGAGACCGTCCCGCTCCCTGTGAGCGAGACGGCTTTGGTGACGACGACGGGTCCTGTGATCTGCTTGCCATCGACGTAGACGGCGCCGGTGCCGGGGCTGATCTGGATGGCCTTCTCGGCTTCGCCGTAGACCGTGACCGGGTAGTCGGGCAGGGCAAACGTGGAGGGCATTACGGCCTCGTCCCCCAATAGCCAAAGCGCTTCACGTCCCAGGACGACGTTGCGGTCGTCTTGGAGCCGAGGAACACGGCGGGGATCAGCTCCTCGTCGGCGGGCAGCGCAACGGTCCCGGCGGCGTGGGTCCCGGCTCCGGTCGCACCCGGGATCTCACCGAGCAGCACCTTGTCCTTGAACGCCGTGACCGACCCGTCTGCCTGAACCTCGACCCGCAGGCGGGTGTAGGTGGCGGCGGCGGGGAACGCGGCGGCGGCGGTGAGGCTGACCTGCGTGCCGGCGGTGTTCGCCTTCTCCGAAACGAGCATCAGGCCATCGGCGTCGGTGAAGCCGGTGTCCTGGAAGATGCCCGCGATGTTGTCGGGGGTGAACGTCGCGGTCGTGGTGGAGCCCACGACCTGTGGGGCCGCGTTGTCAGCGAGGACACCGATGAAGCCAACGAACAGGCTCCTCGTGGTGATCGCTGAGACGGCGGTGAGCTCCACGTCCACGACGAGCGGCGAGTTCGTGTCGGGCTGGAACTGAGCCACCGACGGGCCGCCGAGAAAGACGCCCTTTGCGTCCTCGTCGGTGGCGGTGACGCGAGCGACCTGGGAGCCCTCGACGTTGGTGCCCTGAGCGACGCCCGAGTCGGCCTCGGCCAGACCGAGCCCACCGACGCGAGCGCCGGCGGGGGTCCAGCCGACGGTTCCGGTGTCGGTGATCGCCGGGACGTTGCCGCCGAGAATCGCACTCGGCAGACCGCGCCAGTCCTCGTAGACGCCGAGGACGCCGGACTCAAAGGACGCGGGGGTCCAGTACGGGGAGGCCGTGGTGCCCTCGTTGACGTAGGTGGCGCCGTTGGCCTCGTTGACGTACAGCGCGCCGGCGCCGACCGAGCCTGCGCCCGTGCCGCCGACGGCCGAGGTGCCCGAGACGGGGCCGCCCGAGCCGGACAGGTAGTTCGAGGCCTGAACCTCGCCACGGGGGGCGCTCAGGGACTCTGGCGTGTAGACGAACACGTTGGTCGAGACGCCCTGAGCCGTGATGATGTACTGCGAGGTGGTGAACGTGGCGCTGGCGCCGGAGGCGATGTTGCCGTCGTTGGACGAGCTGGTGACGGTCGAGGCGTTGTCGTAGTAGAGGGTGTTGCCGGTCGAGTAGATCGTGATTGATCCATTCGCCGGGCAGGCGACCAGGCTGGCCTTGGAGCCGTCCTGAACGAAGTGGGTTTGGGCTTCACGGGTGAGAGGCACGATGCTCCTTCGATAGTTAGGAAAATGCCCCGAGCGGAGGCGACTCCGTAGGAGTCGGTCCCTTCCACGGGGGCTCGAAGAAGGGGTGCGAGGAGTAAGTCTTTGGTTCGGTGGGCTGCGGCAGCGTCCAGGCGCGCTCCATGCAGACGTAGCGCAGCGCGTCGAGGAGGTGGTCGTCCTTCTTGACGGCCGCGAACTCGTCGGCGGAGTTGGGGTCCTTGCGGTAGCGCCCGAACTCGCGGATCAGGTTCGGGCAGGCATCCGAGACTACGAGGGTGTGCTGCTGGAGGCGGCGCTTGACCTCCAAGATGCCCGCGGCGCGGTCGTTCTGGCCCTGGGTGCAGTAGATCCCCTCGCGGGCGTAGGCTGCCTCCACCGCGTCGGCGTTGACCGTGGCGCGGTTGCGGGCCGAGGGGTCGATGACGTACTGGCTGACCTCGATGCCGAGCGCGGCGTTGAACTTCTTGATCTCCGCAGCTACGTCGGCGACGACCGCCTGCGTCGGGTAAAGCTCGGCGAAGACGAGGGCGGCGTTGTCGTTGTCGAAAGCCGTCCAGACGACGCCCGTACGGTTGAGGCCCGGGTCGATGCCGACCACGATCGTCTGGTCCTTGACGTGATCGCGGCTGACGCCCTTGACGACGTGCTCGGCGTCGGTGAACTCGTCGTAGAACTTGCCGGCGAAGTGGACGAACCGGCCTTCCTTGCGCGCTTGGCGCTCCTCCTTGGTCAGCGAGGCGAAGAACTCAGCGAGCGCGTCCTGGTTGATGTGCGGGTTCTGCGTCGAATCGACCTGAACGACCGTCACGTTGTCGTCGTGGCGGCGCTCCCAGATGCGGTCGTAGGACCATGAGAGGCCGAACAGGGGCGTCATCGTCAGGCAGAAGTCGCCGTCGTAGTCGGTCAGGCGGGCGTAGTTCTCGTTGAACAGGCTCAGGCCCTTGTCGCCGTCCGGCTCCTCATCGAAGTGGACCCGGTGCAGGGCGGCGCCGGCGTGGGCGTCGATGTCCTGGTCGAAGGTGAGGAACTGGATCGTGGACCCGTTCTCGAAGGTCAGGACCCGGCGCTGCTTGGAAAACGCCTTCTCCCACGACGCGCCGAGGAGCTGCTGGCGCGGGACCCACTCGCGGATCGTCGGGAAGATGACCTGCTCGATGTTCTCGTTGAACTTCGGGGCGACGATGCGGCCCTTGAACGGCTGGCCGTCGAGCCCCCACCTCTTGAACGGCTTGAGGTGTTCGGGCAGAGCCTCGAGGTCCACCGCCTGGATCAAGTCGTCAACGATCCCGCCCGCCGTCTTGCCCGAGCGGTTGCCGCCGATCAGCGCCTTGATCTTGGTCCGGGCGGTGTGGTACTCGATCTGGCGGGGGTGCTTCTTGCGCGCCTGCGGGTGGTTGTAGAGAAGCAGGGGGTTGGCGTCGAAGGTGCCCTGAATCTGCGCGAGCAGCTTCTCCGCCTCCTGGCGGCGCTCCGGGCTGAGTTTGTCGAGATCCGCCCGGTTGAACTGCATTTGGCATCCTGTAAAGTTGGGGTATGGACGAGGTGGCAACCCTGCGGCGGGCACGCGCCCTCATCGCTCACCCGAGCAATTGGACGTTCGGATTCACCCCGTGGAACCCGCGAAAGCAGCACACCGTTCTCTCGGCGCTGGTGTGCCTGCCGGGTCACGCTGCGGCATGGACGCGGCTCAAGTGCCTATGCGCACCCCAGACGCTCACC